GGATCCTCAGACGTAACGACCTTGCCGTTGTCCTGTGGGCCAACGTAGCTGCGCCAGTTCGTGTCGGAGGTGCCAGCCATGTTAGTCAGCTTTCTTCTCTTCTTTAGGCTTCAGAGCTTCAACGAGCACTTCCGCACTCTTGCGGATGATGTCGTGTTGCTCGGCTGGCAGAGGAGCGAGGCGGGCGGCGGCGTATAAGTTATTGAGGGCTTGTTCGGTATTCATGTGTTTTAGTTGGATTCGAGAGCGGCGACACGTTGGCGAACACTCTGCAATTCCGCAACTAGATTTGCGATGACTTCAGCGGAGCTAGCTTGCATGGCCTGATAGATGGGCTTGCCGTCGCTATCCACGGCATCCTTTTCTCCATTAACAGCAGATGGGCAAACTTCAGCAAATTCGTGAGCAATAAAGCCTACGCCCTTTTCTCCACTATCCCAGTCAAACGTGCGAGGCTTTAGAGCGTCAATGAACGTACCGCTGTTGGTGAGGTCTTGTACGTTAAGTTTGCGGCGATAGTCTGAGGTCGTGTTGTATAAAACAGCAGTGGTTCCGGTTTGCGTAATCGAGCCAATAACACCTGCATTATAAGCAAAAGAAGTGTATCCTGCGCCACTTCCGGTTCCGTTAACATGATTTTGAACTATTGATGCAGTTGAAACTTGTATAGCAAAACTATCTGAATTAACTGCTCCAGTGCTAGTTTGCCCCACCAGCAGATTACCACTGCTGTCGATGCGGGCGCGTTCGGCATTGTTAGTGCCAAAAATCATTGGGATAGCAGACGTATTATAGATCGCCGTTGCCGCGCTTCCTGTAAAGCCAGTGCCCGCATTAAAAGCAAGCACCTGCGAAGCAGACCTAACCGTTGCATAGGTATCCGTTGCGCTGTATACGGTCAGCTTCTCGCTAGGAGTCGCAGTCCCAATGCCGACGTTGCCTGCGTTGGTAATACGCATGCGTTCAGAAATAGCCGAAATATCAATGCGTCCCGTCCAAAAAGATAAAGCGCCGAACTCGTTGGCAGTATTATCACCATCACAGCGGAGGCGGGCAACAGCACCTACCGTTGCGCCCACTGCGTTGTAAAAATTTAGATCCATGGTGTTACCGGACGTGGTTCGTTTAATAGTTGCCGTTTCAACCACATCCAACTTGCTAACAGGACTCGTCGTGCCAATGCCGACGTTGCCGGTGGAATTGATGAACAAATCTCCTGCATCTCGTCCACCAGCACTTAGCGCCAAAGCTCCTGCTGCATTAGACGCATAGATTTTTACTGTGCCAGCGTTTGTATTGTAAAATTCCGTTCCAGATGTATTTAAAATAAACGACGCACTACTTCCGGTAACTTGCAACTTTCCAGCAGGCGAAGCAGTCCCAATCCCCACATCCCCGCTGCTCGTCGCAAAGTTGGCTCCTGTGGTGCTCGACAACGCGCCTGTGACCGCGACTGAACTTGCAATAAGTGAAATTGGATTTGCTCCAGCGTTAATCTGAAGGCCCGCAGATGTTTCTGTGGTAAAGAAATAAGTGCGACTATTTGTAGTGTCGCGAAGCGAGAAGCCTTGTCCCGCTGCTCCGCTAAAACCAACTCCCAATCCCTGCGCCCCAGCGGTGCCTTGGAAAAGGAAAGTAAAATTGCCTTGTGCTGGCGTCGTCGCGCCCACCGTACCGTTGATGTTAATTGACGCCGTGCCTGTAAGGTTTGTCACCGTGCCGCTTGTAGGAGTGCCCAGAGCACCATTAAACAACACCGGAGCACCCGCGCTGCCAGTATTAACCGCCAAAGCCGTTGCGATGCCCGTTCCGAGACCAGAGACGCCTGTGCTGATGGGCAATCCTGTGCAGCTCGATAGCGTGCCGCTCTGAGGCGTGCCGAGGATTGGCGTGACTAGGGTTGGAGAAGTAGCAAACACCGCCGCGCCGCTGCCAGTTTCATCGGTCAGCGCACCCGCAAGATTAGCCGAGGAGAAAGAGCCGAGTGAGGTGGCGTTTCCGACCGACGTTATTGCGCCGGTCAGATTGGCATTAGTCGTGACATTGCCGGCCGTGAGCCCGGAAGCCGTGCCCGTGATATTTGTTCCCACCAGGGCCGAAGGCGTTCCCAGTGCAGGAGTGACCAGCGTCGGACTCGTGGCGAACACGAGCGAGCCGGATCCGGTCTCGTCGCTGACCGCCGCCGCAAGATTTGCCGACGATGGCGTCCCCAAGAAGGTCGCGACGCCAGATCCCAGGCTCGTCAAGCCGGTGCCGCCGTTTGCAACTGCGACCGGCGAGGTGAGCGAGAACACGGATCCGGTGAGCGTCAGCCCGGTGCCGGCGGTAAACGTGCCGGCGCCCGAGAATTGAGACCAGGGCAACGCGGTCGTGCCCAGGGTGCCGCCGGCGTTCGCTGTGCATACGAAGCCGCAATCGCCGTTGGCCGTGCCCTGCTCGATAAAGGTGAAGGCCGAGGTCAACGCGTCCCAGGTGTTCGCGTCGGTCGTCCGAGTCCAGGATCCCGAGGCGCAAAGATAAATACCGTTGTTCTGCGAGAGCGTCTGATTTTTGACCAGCACGCGATTGCCCGCGACGATGCTGACACCGTCGATTGTCTGCGCGCCGCTCAGCGTGATGTCCGCCGTGGTGGCTGCGACGCACGAGGCTTTAGCATCGAGTCCTTGCGCGACAGTATCGACATAAAGCTTGTTCGCGATATCAGTCGATGCGGTCGGCGTGGTCGAGATCGTGCCGGCCGTCGCGGTCAGATTTGCGATCGTGCCGAGCGAGGTCAGCGATGAAGCCGTGACCCCGGCCGCCAGAGTGTTGCCGCTTAGCGTACCAGCCGGCGCGATGACGGCCGCAGTCGTGATCGAGGTCGTGAGACCTTTCGCGTTGATCGTGATGATCGGGATCGCGGTGCTGCCGCCAGTAGATCCAGGCGTCGCCACGGTCGCGAGCGTGCCGGCCGCGGTGACGTTGCCGGTGCCGTCGAAGCTCGGCGAGGTGTAAGCAATATCGCCCGTGATCGCAATCGTGCGCCCGGTCGCGAGAGCCGTCGCCGTCGCTGCGTTCCCGGTCGTGCTTCCGCTGGATCCCGTCACGCTGCCCGTGATCGGATTGGTGACGGTGAGCGAGCCAAGCGTCCCAACGCTGGTCAGACTCGATGCGGTTACGTTCGATGCCAGGGTCGTGCCAGTAAGCGTGCCGGCTGCGGCCGCAACCGTAATCGCCGCCGTGCCGTCGAAGTTCACGCCGTTGATCGCGCGAGCCGTCTGCAACGCCGTAGCCGTGGCCGCGTTGCCGGTCGTGCTTCCAGAAGATCCGCTGACATTGCCGGTCAGATTCGCCGTGATCGTGCCGGCGGTAAAGTTGCCACTGGCATCGCGGGCGACGATTGCGCTGGCGGTGTTCGCCGAGGTCGCAGTGGTCGCACTATTCGAGACCTTCGAAGCGGTCGAGATCGTCGCGAGCTTGGTGTCCACGATTGCTGCCGCTGCACTGATGTCTGCATCGACGATGCTCGTTGCGAGGTTCAGTTTCGAGTAAGCGATGGCCGCGCTCGCGTTTACGTCTGCGTTTACAATCACGCCCGAGGCGATACTCGTCGCGTTGCCCACGCTCGTGACATCGCCAGTCAGATTTGCGTTCGTGGTTACGTTGCCCGCGGTCAGTCCTGCCGCGGTGCCGGTGATGTTCGTCCCGATCAAAGCAGTCGGGGTCCCGAGCGCCGGCGCGATCATGGTCTTGTTGCTCAGCGTGTCCGTGGTCGAACGGCCGACGAGCGTGTCGGTTGCGTCTGGCAAAGTAACCACGCGGCCGGCCGTCGAGACGGCGTCGATCAAAGTGACTGCGCTGGCTGCACTCGATGAGCTCCGGAACCGGATGCCTTTGTTGAAATCGGTGCCGTCGCTAATTGTGAAAAGACCGGATCCCTTCGGCTGCAAATGCACGCCGATGTTCGCGCTCGCGCCCTCGGCGAGTACATGAAGCGGACTGCCAACGCCAATGCCATTCTTGATCTCGAGGTAATCGGTCGCGCTCGCCACGTCAGTCAGGCGCAGGATGTCGTGACCGCCGCCGACGATCCCGACCGTGTCCGCCGTCGGGCGATAGAGTCCGGTGTTCGTGTCGTTGACAAAAAATAGCGACGGCGCCGCTTCGGTTCCGTCCTGCAGTTCAATCTGTCCCTCGTCGCCCGTGATCGTGATCGTCGTCGGCGTCTCGGTGATCGTGATGTTGCTGCCGGCCACTAGGTTCTTCGGCACGTAGTTCGGACCTTCGCTGCCAAGGATCTGCCCGCTGCTTGGAATGGGCAAAAGGTCGGTGATCGATGTGACACCGCCGCCGCCGCCACTGTTGCCGCGTGCCGCATTTAGAGTCCAGTCTGCCGCGCTCCGGCTCGGCCGCTCACGGTTGCCGTCGATATTCGAAACAAAGGAATCGCCGTTCCATGTCACCAGGTCCAGGCGCTGATAGGTTTCGCCTGGCGCCCACTTGCCCCGGGGATTCAAGCCCTTGGGCTCAGCGAATTCTTTGCGCAGTTGGTCGATTTCGCCCGCGCGAGGAAAGCGCGAGAGTTCCTCGGTGACGATTTCTTTGACCGCGTTCGGCAGCGCAGATGCAGCCTCGGCGATACGTGCTTCGGCCTTGGCCAACAACGTTTCATTCTCGGCGCGCTCGGCCATCAACACGGAATACTTCGCAGCAGTCGTGTCCTCGAGTTGGACCGCCAGCTCGGCGATCTTTTGCTTGAGCGCATTGCCTAGCTTTGCGTGCTCGGCCTGGGAGCTGGTCAGCAAATACGTTTGCAGCTCTTCGCGCAACAGTGGCTCGATCTCGTTGAGGTTGCGCTCGATCTCGACCGAGAGGTGCGTGCGCAACTCGGGCAGCGACTCGACGAGCTTCTTGAGCTCGACGCGCTGGATGATTGCTAGCTCGATGAGGTTGTCGATTTGGGTCTGAGTGTGGATCATGATTTTATTTCCCAGCCTTCGGATGCTTTTCTGGCAAGAGGTCGTTATCGGTCGTGTATTTCGGATTCTCGGGCCGTCCGTTTTTCAAGAGGTAGAGGAACGCGTTGACGCGAGCGAACGCCCACTGCGACGCGGAGGTGACGCGCGGACTGCTCGAGGTGTTAAACGCACCGAGACCGCGTTGGAAAACAGCCTTGAGCGCGCCAGGTGTCGCTCGGCCGTTGCGCGTGTTCGAGTCCTTCGCGTTGAAGTCGTCGGCTTTCTTTTGCAGCGTCGCCTCCTGCTCCGCGGTGACCTCGGCTCCACGCTTGCCGCTTGCGTCGCCCTTGGCGCTGCCCTCGCCCTTCGGATCTTGCCGCGGCGTGTCCGACTTCGGCGCCTTGTCTGATGCGACGATTGCGCCCCGCTCGCCGACCTTAGCAAATAGACCTTCGTGCTGCCTCATGCAAACCGCGGTGCGCTGTTCCGCGTCGGGAAATTCAGCGGTGCTGACCGGATCGGCCATGCAGCGCGCCATGAAATCGTCGTGCGTTTCTTCGGCGTTGGGCGTCGGGAGCTCATACTGTTTTTTGGTCAACTCAATGATCGACCTGGTCCCGAGGATGGATTGCTTGATCTCATCGACGCGGCCGTTCTGTTTCGCGCGGAAATTCTGCACCGCGTCGAGCCACTCTTCGGGCTCCGGCGGTTGTAACGCTGCAAAGGTCTGACGCACTTCGGTCGATGCTAGCTTGAGCTCCTTCGTGTCGGCCTGCTTATTCAGCCGCTCGACGATCGCTGTTGACCAGGAGTAGCCGGCGTCTCCTCCCCACCCGTTCCACGCCTGGTAGCCCTTACCTTGCTCGTCCCAGGTCTCGCCCTGCTTGTCGGCTTCATGCCGATCGAAAAATGCTTTCATTCGGCGCACGGTGTCCTCGGACATCGGCCGCTTGTTCATGATATCCCGGGCCCGAGCAATTCCGACGCTGGTCATGCCGCGTTGCGACATCGGCTTCTTCTCGCGGATCTCGAGCGCGCGCCGTGCATTGTCGGCCATCGCGTCCGTCGGAATATAGGAGTCGGTCGCGAAGTTGATCGTGACCAGGTTCGCATCGTTTTCGATCTGCTGGACTGGCTCGATTGCGGCCGGCGCCGCTGCAACACTGGCGGCCTGTGCCTCGGCTGCGCTCGCTCCGACGGCGTCGCCGGCTGCGGCTGCGGCCGCTGGCGTGCTTGGAAGAGAGGTCGTGGTGAGGCGGATCGCCGTCTCCGGCACGCCGTATTTCACCGCCATTTCCTTGACGAAGCCGGCCTCGATTGCGATCTGCTCGAGCCTGGCAAACGCGTCGGTGCCTTCCTCGGCTGCGATCTCCTGGAGGCTCTTGGCGCCCTGGCGGTTTTCGTTCATGTTCGCCGCGGACTCGCGGCCTACATCGATGCTGAGCTTGGCCGGGAAGCGCCACTCGCCCTTAGTCGCCCGGCGCAAAGCCTGCACCATGGTCTCGCCGGCAATGAGAGTCGGCGGCGCAATCTCGCCGCGAGCGATGGCATCGAGGATGACCGCGTCCTTGATCGGATCCAAGACCTTGTCGGTGAGCACGCCCTGCTGCTTCGTGAAGACGCGATCAGCTGCGGCAAATTCTGCGCGCACGCTTGGGCCCTTGTAGTCCTGTGTGGTGAATAACACTGCCTCAGGGACTCCGACCGCGATGGCGATTTCTTTCATTAAATGCTGGACGAAACCGGTAAACGCCTGCGACGGACGCGACGGCATGACCTCGACGCGGTCGGAGTTCTGGAAGTAGCGAATCATGCCGACCTCGGTGAGCTCGTTTTTCTGCTGCTGCCCGTTCGGCAGAGTCATCGTCGGATTCGGCTGGAAAAGATTGCGCGGGTTCGCGGTGCCGCGGTCGTTGAAGATCAGCGCCGCCTGTTGCGATGAGAAGCGCACGCCGGCCTTTTCGGCCTGTAAGATCTCGTGCAGCATCCGCGCGGTCTGGATCGCGCTGTGCAGATCGGTGATGCCGCGGTATTGATCGACGCGAAACGGGTCGAAGTAATGGCAAAACTGATTCGCGGGGATGTCCTCGGCGCCAAAGTAAACGCCGTTGCGGTCCACGCGGAAGATCCGATATGCGACCGGCTGGCCGAAGTCGTTTGTGATAATGCCCTGGTAATAATTGTTCGAAGCGACCGCGGTATCGTTTGGGTTGCCGATGCGCGTGGCCGGCACGAGTTGGAGCTTGAGACCTTCGCCGCTGCGGCGAATCACGAAGCCACAGTCACCGTCAATCGGCCGTTCCTCGGCTGCGAGTTGCACCAGTTTCTTGAAGCTGTGCCGGTTGGTTACATCGCAGTTTTTGCACCATTGATGAAAATACTCGTCGATCACCCGGTTGTAATCGCGATCGCCGGTCGTCGGTGAGTATTCGTGCGGCGTCAGGTAGAGGCCGAACTTGCGCGAGATCTCCCGAGCCTCTGGAAAGTTTTCCACCAGGTCGCGCGCCTCGTACATCATGACCACGCGGTCCCGCTGATTCTGCGAGCTCTCGGCCGGCTGAGCGTACTGCTTCGGCGAATACAGTCGATTGGTGCGCGCCGCATTATACTCGAACAAAGACTTCTGCACGCGAGCCTCGAGACGCTTGAGCGCCCAGGTCGGCGCGATGTTTTCGAGCGCGCGATCTAGCCAAGGTTTTTGCGCGACCAATTTTGACGCGTCGAAGAAGTCGTTGCTCATGGTGTTTAATTGCCGTTGAAGCTGATGAAGGTCGTATCTGTTGATGTGCCGGCGGCATCGGTCAATGCGTCTTGTAAATTGCCGAGCATGTTGTTCAGCGCGTTGAGATCCGCCCGGCTCACGCTCTTGCCGTTGAGGCTGTAACTTTGGTTGAGCAGCACGGCCTGGATCGCGTCAATCGTCTTGGTCTTAAGCGCCGTCAGCGTCGCGGTGTCCAGTCCGAGAAATGGGTTGTCGAGCATACCACTGCTCGAAACGTCAAACCTGACTATTCCTTCGGCGCCGCGTAGCGGATCACGTTCGCGATCGTCGCCATGCAGAGCATCATCGCACTCGTGTCCAAGCCGTGGTTCGGCGCGTTGCTTTTCACCTCACGCCATTCCCAGACGCCGGTCCGGATCTCGACCTTGGACTCACCCTTGAGGTGCTCGAGGTAAAGCGGATTGACGTCGGCGGGCATGAGCCATTTGAGATCGCCCTTGGCCTCGAGCGCGTTCGCCAGGAGGTCCTTGAAATAGTCGCCGCTCCAGTCGTAGTAATACACGTCGCCGCCGCGGTAGTCGCTGACCCGGGGCTCCGAGAATGGGAAGTTGACCAGCGCATCGGTGTGCTCGTCGCGCATCGTCCAGGTCTTGCGCGCGTGTCCGCGCATCCCGCGCCAGCCAAAGTCAGCGCAGTCCCGGTCAACGTCGGCCGGGCGATAGCCTCGATCTTGTGCCACGCATGCGTCTTGGACCTTGTAGCGGTATTGCATCTGCCGCAGTTGATCCCGCGTCTCGATGCGCCCAAAGTAAAGCTGCTTGTAAGTCGGACCGGTCAACGAACTGAACGCGCCGATCTCGACCCACCAGTGGTCTTGCTGGCGATCGATGGCCATGAATCGAATGACCTCGCCCTCGATCCCTTCGCCGTTCGAGAACTGCGCAACGGTATAGTCGGACGCCTGGACAAATAGGTTCACCACTTTTTTCTCAACGATCCACGGCCTTGCCTCACGCTTGGTCCGGAATTCAATCTTCATTTTATCATCGCCCTGGCGCACGTGATGATTGTCGGCCTGGCAAAATTCTTCGACCAGTAGCCGCATCGGCCGACTGACCAAAGACTCGACGCGAAAGCTCTGGATCTCGGCCGGCGCCGCCGGGTTCAACGGCACGAACCGCCCGGCGCGCTTCCATCCGGTCCGCGTCGTGTCCGTGTCCGGCGACTCGTGCCCGCAATGCGGGCAGCGGAAGCGGCAGGACTCGACCGCTCGCGCCACGTCCCAGGTCTCATCGTCCCGCTTTGCCGCGGCATCCCAGACCACGT